CCAAAACCTAACTGCATTAAGAAATTATTATTCTGAGCAGGCAGGCAGAAGAGTTACAACAGGTGAAATTTGTAAGCAGTTAATTAATTTACATGCAGAGGAACTAAACAATGAATGATCCAGTAAACCCAAATCATTATAAAGATGGCGCTGTAGAGTGCATTGATGCAATAGAGTCCAGTATGACACCTGAAGCTTTTGCTGGTTATTGTAAGGGTAATATACTCAAATACATCTGGCGCTATGAAAAGAAGGATAAGCTAATCGGACTTAAAAAAGCTCAGTGGTATTTGAATATGCTAATTGAGATAGAAGATAAAGACACACCAATGCCTGATGATGAATGGAAAAGGGTTTAGTCTTTGTGCAGATTAATAAAGTATTCAGCTTCTACTACAGCTAAAGTTTTAGATCTATTTCGTTTAATAATAACTAATGGCTCATGTTCACCGCAGTTAGCTGAGGCCTGGTCGTAGGCCTTCCAGATATTTAAAGCTTCCTGACATTTACATTCTATAGAGTAAGGAAAGGCATCTCTTGCCTCTTTACTCATAATAACATCTTCGCCACCAGCTCCCATTGAGGTTGATCTTACATTCTCTGGATGTATGTCCAAGAGTTCTATAAGTTTATCTCTAACCCATTGCTGAAGTTTGCGACCTTTTTGTTTTGCTGATTGTGGTTTCATTCTTCTTCAACTTTTTGGTGATATACAAGTACAAACGCATCACATTTTGGGCAAGATAAATTAGTAACAATTTCATAATCTTCATTGCCATGGTCTTCTCCTGAGTGATCGCCGCCCCAGATAAGTTCTTCTTTACAGCTCCAACAGTTCATACAATCTCCTAAAAGATGCTAGGTGGGGTTATGGATTGTATTATACGGAGTTATACATTTACCCTAGAGGCCCCTAGCAAGCCTATTGTTTTATATCGAAGGTTTGCCTGTCTCCGCAGCAGCCATACTTGGTGGTACATCAGCCTGTGTAGGCGGAGTAAAACCATCATCCTTCGGCGTTCTAAATGCAACTATCTCATTAGAAGTTTCACGATAATCTTCGTTAGGATTATCACTATTATCTTTCTCTGAAACAGTAACCAGTAAAGTTTTACCTTGTAGGTCCGTTGCATCATCTGGTGCATTAGTCATACCAAGAGCAGTAAGAAGTCGTTTAAAGTCAGACTGTGCATAGCCTCTAACTTCTTCTTTAGGGTGCCACAAAGAAAAATACTTTCTTAGGACCCAGCCATTGTACTTAGGCTCATTGTGAACTTTACATTCAAGCTTAATGCTTTCATTGCCAGCATTAGATGTGTATTTCTCACATGTATAAATAATACAATTATAATCACCTTTCGGTATATAAGGCTGTGAAGCCTCCATTTCTGATTCCATATTAGCGAAATCCATTCCATCAAAGTCAGACATTATGCTTCTCCTTTAAATCCTAACTTGTTAATAATTAATGATAAGTCTGGCTTCTCAAGAGGCTCCAACTTACCACTCCTATCCTTAGCTATATAATTAGAGCCAAGAGTTGTTTGCAACCAACGTTCCGTTGTCTTCTTACCTTTATCATCTTCAACATCAAATGTTCTAAGACATAAGACTTCATCAAAGAAGTAAGGTATTTGAGTTGGTAGTTTTGCTCCAACCATCATTGGTTGATAGTGCAACATACCAGTTGCTTCATCTCGTACTTCTTGCTGTTTAGCAATAAATACTACATGAATAGGTAGGTCCCTAAATCTACGCATGGTCTTGGTCATTATCTGAATAACCTCACCATAAGCTTTTCTTGGGTCCTTATTTTTTTTGAACTCATTTGCTAACACAATCTCTGACATTTCTGTCACGCTGTCTAAACAAACAGTATCATAGTCTAACTTGCCACTTTCTAATAGCTGAGCTATCTCTTCTATTTCAGCTGCTTCTTTGACTTCAATAGCAGTCACGTTCTTAGCATCTTTAATAGATAGAAGACCAGCTTCCATACTTATAACAAGAGTCTTGCCTGGCACAGTTTGACACAGAGTTGTTTTACCACCACCTGAGATTCCGTAAACCAATAGTTTGGCCCCTTGTGATTCGACTAGCTCACTCGGGCTTTTTATACGACTTATAATATCGCTCATACATATCCTCCAAAAGATAAAATATTAGTATACAGAGTAAAAATCTATCTGTATACTCATTGTTTAAAATAAATTTATTACAAAAAGCAACCATGAGCAAAGTAGATAAAAACCAATGGAAAGTGAATTATTTATACAGGCTTCAACAGTTATGTAACAAAGATTTAGACGTCTTATATGCTAACAAACTAGAGCCAGAATACAAGGAGAGAGAAGTGAATCGTATATCTTTAAGAGATTATATTGCCTATATAGGCAACGCTGGAGCAGCAAAGTTATTTGAATGTTCTGAAGCAACGGCAAAGTCCTGGAGGTATGGCCAAAGGCAACCATCCATCAAACAGGCGAAGAAGATAATCAAGGCAGCAGACGGCAAGCTAGACTTTGAATCTATCTATGGATCACTTGAAACTACATTTGAAGAATAGTAGAAGTGTTCAACGTCAAAGCAACAGCAGAAGATTCTGCGTTGGACTTAGCGCTTGCTTATGCGGAGTCAGGATTTAGTGTAGTTCCGTTACAACGCCATAATAAGGTCCCACCAAAAGGACTAGGCAGTTGGGAAAAGTATAAGAGCGAACAGCCAACAACAGAAGATATAACAAGATGGTTCAAAGGCCGTGATGATTTAGTCGTAGCCTTAGTAACTGGAAAGTTCTTAGTTATAGATGCAGATACACCAGAGGCAGTTATATGGGCTGCCAATAATTTACCAGTCACCCCATTAAAGGTAGCTACTGGTAAGGGTATGCACTACTACTACAATAACCCAGAAAATTTCACGACTTATGTTGCAAGGAGAACTGCGGATTTCGATCCTGCGAAGCTCATTGATATAAGAGGCGTCGGTGGTCTGATTATAGCCCCCTATAATATTCATGCTACTGGCGCTATTTATGAACCACAGGTCATACCAGGTTGGGAGTTGTATGACACAGGAGATTTACCAGACTTTAGCCGTGAGGACTGGGTCAAGGTAACAGGTGCAGATAAGATCAATGGCAAACCCATTGCTACACCATTATCTTTAGAGGCAGCAGCAGAAGGTAGTCGTAATGATACAGCAGCAAGATTAGCAGGATATCTGATAGCCAAAGGCTTGAATGTAGACTTTGCACAATTCTTTTTACAGTCATGGAACAGAACAAACAAACCACCTTTATCTGATACGGAGATAGCGACTACTGTAAATTCTATAATGAAAACCCATGAGCGTAAGAACCAAGCGGCTCCTACCTACATGTCCAAGAACAGAGTTATCAAAGAGCCAGAGAACCTCTACTCACCACCAGGCATACTTAAAGACATCTACGAATACTCTGAAAGCATAGCGCAGATTTCACAGCCAGCACTTAGCTTGCAATCAGCTTTAGGTTTGGCCTCAGTTGCAGCAGGTCGTATGTATAAATCAGATATGAACAACTACTCGTCTTTGTATTTTATGTGTATCGCCAAGTCAGGTCAGGGCAAAGAGAATACCAAGACTGTTATTGAATCTATCTTAGATGCTTCTGGTCATGTAGACCTTATGGCTGGAGATGGTTATACATCAAGTGGCGCTGTTTATAGTCTGCTACGTCATAGACCAACCCATATTACTGTAATGGACGAGTTTGGTAAAAGATTAGAGAGTATAGCCAAGTCATCCAACTCTAACAAAGAAGACGCCCTACAGGTTCTCATGGAGTCTTGGGGTCGTTGTCATGGCACTATTAGACCTGATAACTATTCGCTTATGAATATGTCTAGCAAACAACAAGAAGAGGCTATGGATAGATCTACCATCAAGCCAGCTATAACACTTATGGGTATGAGTGTGCCTAAGAATTTTTACGGCGCTTTATCTACAGGTAGAATTGTAGACGGTTTTTTAAATAGATTTATTGTAGTTGAGTCTAAGCTACCTAGAGTTGTAGGCAGAATGGTGCCTTTTATAGAACCATCTTATGAGATATGTGAATGGGTTAGGAAGATGCGAGAAACTAAGAATGAAATGGAAGAGCTTGCCAAGAACAACTCAGAGATGGACTTCAAGCAACGTATCTTGGTCTTTGATGATGAGAGTAAAGAGTTACTAACCAAGCTTGCATACAAACTTATAGAAGAACAAGACGCTTTAGAGAAAGATGGCTTAGAAGTATT